CGCGGCCCTGCTAGTCAACTTCTTCTCCAACTGGAAAGAGTTGTTCGATGAAGAGCGGGTGCTACTGATTAAGTCTCCAATCGTTATCGCTAAGAAGGGCAAAAATGTCAAGCGGTACTATGACTTGGCAGATTTCACCAATGAGAAACTTGACACGAGTTGGAAAATCGAGTATAATAAGGGTTTAGGTAGTTTATCAGTCGAAGAGTACGACCTGATGATAAACAACCCAGTGACAGAGGTCATTGAATACGACAGTGGAGCGGGTTCTTCACTAGAAACAGCGTTTGGGAAAAACTCAATCCCACGCAAACAATGGTTAATGCAATGAATGTAACTGAACTGATAGACGGACAATACAAAGACTACAGCAAATACGTTCTGTATAGTCGGGCGATTCCTCATATGATTGATGGTCTCAAGCCATCACAGAGGAAGATTCTCTATACGGCATTGAAAACTGCCAAATCGAATCGTATCAAGACCGCTTCATTGAGTGGTAATACTATCTCACAGGCGAATTATCATCACGGTGATGCTTCCCTAAATGATGCAATCACAAAGATGGTCCAGTCTCACTCGAATAATATACCATTATTACAGGGTGAGGGAAGTTTCGGGTCGAGACTGGTACCTGATGCGGCCGCACCACGATATACGTATGTCCAGATGAGCGATAATTTTGAGACATATTTCGCTGACACTATGGTCGCTGATAAGAGCATCGACCCGGAAGACCCAGAACCAGCGTTCTATCTGCCAATTATTCCTTGGGTTCTAGTAAACGGAGTCAAGGGCATTGCAGTCGGGTTCGCTACAGATATACAGCCACGTAATCCAAAAGAGATTGCGAAGTTATGTCAAGCGTATCTGAAAGGAAAGAATATAGATAAAGAGACACTACTTCCATACTTCCCAGATTTTGATGGAAAGGTATATGAAGAACTAGATTCTGTTTATTGTGAGGGCAACTTCACACTGACTGGTCAAACTAAGTTAGAGATTACAGAGGTTCCAGTCGGCTTCACGAGAGAATCATATGTCCAGATTCTAGATAAATTAGAAGATACTGGAAAGATTGTATCGTACACAGATAAGTGTGATAAGACGGGATTCAAGTTTGATGTGACTCTCAAACGTGGTAAGAAAATGAAAGACCACCAGATTGTCAGCCTATTCAAACTAAAGAAAAAGATTAACGAGAATATTACGGTCATTGACCACGAAGGAAAGTTGAAAGTATATGACTCACCTATACAAATCATTAAAGACTTTTGCGACTATCGTATCGGTAAATATGAAGAGAGATACGAATACCTCGTTGAAGAGGGCACCGCAGGGCTTGGAACGATTCAAGCGAAAGTACGGTTCATTGAAATGGTCATTGATGGAACCCTCGAATTCAAGAATAAGAACCGACAAACCATCAAAAAAGAGTTGACAAACACCTTTAAACCTGATATAATAGAAGTCTTAATCAAAATGCCTATATACTCCCTCTGTCAGGATGAGATGTCTAAACTGATAAATGAGGGTACGGCTTTGCATAAGCAGATTGAAACGTGGAGAATAATCGACACAACTAAACAATTTATTAACGAACTGAAGGTAGTATAACTATGGAATTCGTGAATGAGATTAATGAACGAGAGAATCCGAAGCCTAAGAAGGCAGAGAACTCTCTGGAAATTGGTCATATAAAATATGAAAATAATGGTGTGAAGTTTGAAATCAAAGACGTAAAAGTCAAAGATATAGATACTTTACGAGACTTCATCTATGAATTAATGGATGAATGGGAGAAGGCGCAATGATATTAGTAGACTTTAATCAAGTAATGATTGGGTCCTTGATGATGAACGCCAAGAGACAATCGGACGTATCAGAGGACCTGTTACGACATATGATATTGAATACTCTTCGGATGTATCGAAAGCAATTCAATAAGAATTATGGAGAATTGGTGATATGCAACGACAGTAGACACTACTGGCGAAAAGACGTATTCCCACTATATAAAGCAGGCCGAAAAGCGGGACGAGAAAAGTCTCCATTCGATTGGGAAATAATCTTTAGCATCTTTGACCAGTTACGAGAAGATTTAAAGACACATTTCCCGTACAAGTATATTGATGTTATGGGAGCCGAGGCAGATGATGTCATCGGTGTGATATGTAAGTATCACCACGCTGAAGAGAAAATTTGTATTCTGTCATCCGATAAAGACTTTATCCAGTTACACAAATACAAAGGAGTCCAGCAGTATTCTCCTATGCAAAAGAAGTTTATCAGACACCCATCTCCAATAGCGTATCTTAAAGAACACACCATTCGTGGTGATAGGGGCGATGGAATACCAAACTTCTTATCTTCTGACGATTGTCTTGTTGAAGGAGTGCGACAGTCATCCATCTCGAAGAAGAACCTTGCAGTCTGGTTGACACAGAAGCCTGAAGAAATTTGTACAACGGCAGAAATGGCCGACCGATGGAAGCGGAACGATGAACTAGTTAATCTTGAGAAGATTCCACAATTGCTGATAAATGATATTCAAAACGCATTCGCAAAGGAACCACTAGGCTCAAGAAAGAAATTATATGACTATTTCGTTATGAATAAATTATCAAGATTAACCGATGTTATTACGGATTTCTAAATGAAAGATGTATTCGGAAGAGAATGGACATTGGTACAATTACCAAATAATACCAGTTGGTGGCAGAAATGGCTAAAACTGAAAGACAATTCAACCTTCATTAAGGTACGAGATGTGATTATAGGCTTAGGTCTAATTAATATGATTATCTGGTGTATGGGTTGGCTAAGTAAACTTGGAGATAAATAAATGAAGCGAGAAGAAGAACAAGGCGAGGAGTTTATTATATACGGCAAACCTGGATGCCCTAATTGTGTAAAAGCAAAGAAACTCTTGGAAAGCAAGGGTTTAGCGTACAAATATGTGGAGATTGGAGTGGATGTGAGTTTGGCCGAGTTTTTCCACCAAATAGGTCAGGAAGTTCGTACTGTACCCCAAATAATGGTTGACAAACACTTGATAGGCGAGTATAATAGTCTTATAAGATACTTAAAAATATAATGGAGAAAAAGATGCAACCAGCCACGAAAGAAGAGATGTTAGGTTTAAGAGATGGCAGACCATTTGATTCGTATGGAGAGAAGAAAATACCGGAGCAGGTCCACGAGATTTTGACCCGCCTTGAAAGTGACAACTCTCGCCTTTTTAAGGAGACTGTCCTTGCTATTAATGAGGACCACGAGCAATTGAAAAGAGTTTTGAAGGCAGCCTTAGACCCATATACACAATATTATCAGAGAAAGATTCCAGAATTTGAGCGGTCGTGTGAGATGACTACCAAGACCCTTGATTGGGCCTTAGACCAGTTAGATACTCTCTCCAGTAGAGCCTATACTGGCAACGCGGCCATCGCTCAACTAACGAAGATTCTTGTATCTCTGACTGACGAAAACGCTGAAGTAATAAAGCGTGTGGTAACGAAGGATTTGAAGTGTGGAGTAAGTGTCAAGACAGTTAACAAAGTCTTTGGCAAGAACTTTATCGAGACATATCCTTGTATGTTAGCGAGTGCAATGAACAAGAAAAACTTTGAGGCTATCAAATATCCTGCCCTGGTCCAGACGAAAATGGACGGTATGAGATGCAATATTATCATCGATAAAGATGGTGAGGTTGATGTGCGTTCTCGAAATGGCAAGCAGATTATGTTAGATGGACATTTTGATAACTTTGTGAAAGCAGTATTCTACAAATCGGCCACATTGGAAAACTTATCTTCTTTTCACGGTGCTGTCCTTGATGGCGAGTTACTTGTTTTAGACGAGAATGAAGCCTTCCTTTTAGACAGAAAAACTGGTAACGGAATCCTAAATAAAGCAGTAAAGGGAACTATAACACCCGAAGAAACTGCACGAGTAAGAATGGAATGCTGGGATATGATACCTCTAGAAGATTTCAAAGCAGGGGTCTGTAAGATTCCATATTTTGACCGACTGGCTGTACTTGATGAGAGAATGAAAGCGACTTATAATATCCAAGAAAAGCAACTGGTCGGTATTCTAACGGCAACACCAGTAGATAACTATGAACAAGCAGAAGCCTTATTTAATCGAGCCTTAGCAAATGGTGAAGAGGGAGTTATCGTAAAGAATGGCGATTCCCCTTGGGAAAATAAGCGTTCTAAATATCAAGTGAAGATGAAAGCAGAATTAGAGGCAGACCTTCTCGTGGAAGAAGTGAATTTTGGTACTGGTAAATACGAGCATTTGGTAGGTTCCCTATCGTGTACAACGAAAGACGGAACTCTTAAAGTGAATGTTGGTTCGGGCCTAAGTGATGAACAACGAAAGATGCCTTTCAAAGATTTCATAGGTAAGATAGTATCAGTTAAGTACAACGAGAAAATAAAAGATAAGGCCACAGGCAACTGGTCGTTGTTTTTACCAATCTTTCAAGAACTAAGATTAGATAAAACGGAAGCAGATAACGTGAAATGATACCACCAAGAATTCTTAAAGAATTACAGGCTCCTAGTGATACCAGCAATCGACAATACAAATTAATGGTAAGGGATGTCGGTGTATACGAGGAAGATTCACTATGGGACTTATGGTTTACGATATTGAAACATCGCTGGCAACACCTAATAAAGGGTGAGGGATGGCGAGATTAAGGAAGGATGTAGATGGAAGTTGTTGTTCGTCACGGTAATGTGACAAAGGCTTTTAGAGCGTTAAAGAAGAAATTACAAAAAGATGGATTATTCAGAGAACTAAGAATGCGAAGATTTTTTGAAAAGCCATCGGCAAAACGTGCAAGAAAAAAGAAGGAAGGTATCAGAAGGGTCGCCAAAGAACGTAGAGAAAAACTTAAACGAGAGGAATAAGCAGATGCGAATAACCGCAGATAGAGACATTTACAATGTTAAGAATG